TTCCGTGCGTCATATGTCGGAACAAGCCCCATTATCGTCATAATTGTAGGGATAATGGTGTTAGGGCCTTTAGGGATAAGTAGGGTTAGGGCTCTTAGGTTAGGTTTAGGTTAGGGTTAGGGTCAGCTGGTGTGATTAGCTAGAGTTAAGCTAGATTTTATAAGCCGGAGGCTACAAGCGACGGGAGTGTGCCCCGTGAGGCGGCACCGACCAAAGCGCTCAATGCGAGTGACTGACCAAGCCTAATATGTGATCTAGTAAGCACCCAAGGTAGCACCGGGACATAACTACAATTTTTGTCTCGCCGTGTCTACCTAGTATTACTTACTAGATCGGGTAGACAAAAGACAAATCGGGTAGACATAAAGACTACGGTGTCATGTTTTCCTTTGTCTTAAAATAAATATATTAATGCCACCAGGAAGAAAGAGATATGGATCTTTTACCCTTAATCCAATTCATCCTCACTGTGGTCCAGGAAATGATATCAGAGAGTTCGCCACAGATCGCATCGATGCTATCTGTCGTAAACATGATATTGACTATAATAACATTGGTTACCCGCATGCTTACATCAAATTCAACAAGGCGGATGAGGAATTTATTGATGCAATGTCTAAGGAGAAGGGCTTGCCAGCTGAGTTGTATACTAAAGTGTTCAAGCTCAAGAAAAAAATAGCTCCGACTATAAATAGAGGTCGTGGAGCTGTTTCTACTCCTTCTGCAAAAAGAAAATTAAATCAGGTACAATTACCGACTCCTCCACCAAGTTCAAAAAGACAGAAACAGGATTTTAAAGAAGTTGAAATGGCAAGGAAGAAATCAGCACCTAGAAGTACTGCAAGAGCAGGTCGTAGTATTAAATCTAAAGGACGTCTTGGTCCTAAAATGCGCAAAATGCGTAAAACAACTGGAAAGAAGTTTAACGCTAAGCGCTATAATAAGAAACAGAATATGTGGAGCAAAGTAACCCAGAAAGGAATTAGTTTTTTGCGAGAAAGTACTGGTTCGACTGTTAGTCCTTTTAGTGTTTATGTTGGACATTCAACCACTCCTGTGACTGGTATTTTGTTGAATATTGCTTATGCGATTGTAAAATCTATTTTTACAAAAGCCGGGTATCAAATGACTGATGTTGATGATACTGTAACCGGAACTGGTCAAGTTATTCTTGATTGGCAACCTTTGCCTAATTCTTCTATTAGCAGCGACACACAAGCTTTTACTGCTGGAACCACTAGTTATGCTACAATTGCAGGTGGGTTGAACACTGCACTTGGAAACAAAATGATTTCAACTTCTGCTCCAAATGTTGCTTCAATATTGAAGAAAGTCAGAGTTGAGATTGCTATTGATGCAGGATCTAAATATTATGAAATTGACATGACTAATGCCAGTATTTGGATCACTGTTGAATCTAAGCTTATTTTGCAAAATCGTTCTTACACTGCCGATGGTTTGGGTGATGACGATAATGCTATCAATGTTGATAATATTCCATTGGTTGGAAAGTCTTATTATGGTAAGACAATGGGAACTTATTATACTGGAAAAAATGAGAGTTTGACTCCATTTTATGCTCGTAATGATCTTGGATTTATTGAAGTGGTTACACCCTATGGTAGTGGAACTGGTAAGCCAGTTCCTAGTGAACCGGCATTGGCTTCTCCTCCGGACAAGGGATTTTTTAAGAAAATTTCAGTAATTAAGCCAATTGGTATTTCTCCTGGTGCTATGACAACTGATAAGATGTTCTATAAGACAAAAATGAACCTCAATCAGTATTTGCGTAAACTTTATTTGTTTACAAGTGTTGGATCTTATGGTTATTTGCCTCAAATGGGCCACTTTAAGTTTTTTGGACTTGAAAAAAAGATTCATCAGCTTTCTATTTCTGCCAACGAAGACGTTAACCCAGTTAGAGTCGCTTGGCAATGTAATCAAAAAATTGGAACTTATTTGACCTACTTTGAACGTGTTCAAACTAAACCTTTGTATTCTCGTGATGATACATTTTAATTGATTAAATCAAAATTTTATTAAATAAACAGCTAATTATTAGCCAAATTGATATTAAAAGGGTTTTGAAAGTGAGTAATTGTTAGTCGTCTGAGTAGAGCGTTAAGAGTTTGTTCATCCAATCCAGCATACCAATCTCGTGGATGTAAATTTGATGTTATCCAAATCTTTTTAGCTTTTAAAACGACAGATGATCCTTTCACTTCTACTAGAACAGGATACTTGTCCAACCATCGGAGTATGTGTGATATTCCAATGGTGCCACGGAATTCATCGATGACAACATTGTCCTGACCGCGGTATCCATCCCAAAATTTGGTGCATGGATCTTTAGGGAAAGCGTCCAAACCGGCTTCCTCCCAGGCAGTGTGAGACTTTCCACATCCGGTAGCTCCGTAGTAGACAACCACACTACGTTCGATTGAAAGAGGTACAGCGCACTCAACACTGATCTTTTTGATGCTGCTATAACTTCGAATGTAAACATCGGCTGGGATGTCTTCAAATCTTGATTCTTTTGCTGCGAGTAAAATACTGTCCCAATCCTTACTTGAGTTCCTTTTAAAAGGTTTGTCGCCAAGTTCAAACATGGTGCCGGCGACTCTTGTATCTTCTTTCCAGCAATAATCTTCTGCTGCTTCGGATCTGGAAGGTTCCATGTGGGCGGTAGGGAACGTTTTTTTAAGGGCTGAAAGTCTACATTGCGTTGTAGTGATTGCAAGACATTGCCAATGCAAATATCCTGTAGTTGGAGCACATTCGAGTTGCCCTTTAAGATAGGCGAACCCTCTTGGGAGATAGATAGGTGAGAATTCATTTTGAGGGATTGTGAGTAACCAATATTTTGCTTTATTATTGTTGATACCGGGCATAAAACAAAGACAAGTATTTCTTAATGTTTTAGACAAAAGACAAATGTGCACTTTTGATGCCGCTATTTATACTTTTTCACTTCGAACAAGCCCCTAAATTTCCCAGGGTGTGTCATAATTCCGTCGGCCAAGTATGTACCGGGGTTACCGTACTCCGGTACAACACGCGTCGCCGAAATTTGCTGGTACTAGTACCCCGGTACAACACGCGTCGGCGCGCGTTCCGTGCGTCATATGTCGGAACAAGCCCCATTATCGTCATAATTGTAGGGATAATGGTGTTAGGGCCTTTAGGGATAAGTAGGGTTAGGGCTCTTAGGTTAGGTTTAGGTTAGGGTTAGG